CACCCATCTCTATTACAGAAATGTTTTTACTGTTATATACAGGAGCAACAGTTATGTTAGAGCCTGTAGATGTATCAAGCTGGTAAGACCTATTAGGGATACCACTACCGTGTAGGATAACGTCATTCTCACCATTAATTTTGTTATAGGTGCTAGAGTTAGCTAACAGTAACGTACCTACAGAGCCATCGTCAACTAGCAACTCAACATTCGAAGCTGTCAAGGCTGCCTGCCCTGCACCGACTTGGAACGTAGAGGCAGTGTAGCCAGACCCAGCTTTGTTAATTGTGCGCCAATTGCTGACTGATACCCTGCCAACTGTGTTTTTGGATTCAAAAACCCTGAAATCCACGTTGGTAACGTTTACATTTGATATGTTGACGTTATCAACCTTCTTACCTGTAGTTCCGCCGTCGATAAGAATAACGCGCCCCATGTCCTTACCATTAAGGTTTGAGATATTAACCCTATCTATGTTTCCGCCAACTGTGCCTGTGGAATCTAGGTTGATAGAATAAGCGGCATTTTCAGTATAAACATTATGTATATTGACATCTGTAATATCATCTTCAAACGCCCGTAGTCGTATACTGTTGGATGTTGTCTCGCCGCCTGTTGTGCCAGAGCCTATACAAATAACATTGTTAATATTTACTTGTTTTGCTATACCGCTAGTAGAATCTGACTTGACAATAATATTATCAGAGCCGTTGTGTAGGAATATACCATTAAATAAATTATTTCTTGTGTTCTTTAAAGCTATACCGTAGAAGGTTCTAGCACCGATAACATTTGAGATGTTTGTGTCGTAATGCCCTTCGACTAATATAGCATGATATGGGTCTTCTACATTAGCGCCCAATCCAACAACGTTGTTGAGTGTGGCTGTACTTTTGTCCGCACCGAATGGGTCGAAATACGGCAACTCTATGGCATTTCCGCCCGTTGCGCCAAAAGCCGTAAAGCCATGGTCAACACCCATATTTTCAAGAGAAGGGTCTTTGCCCTTTATCTGTAATGTGCCAACTAAAATAGAACCATTCTCTAGTGTCGTTTCAGTTTGGTTTATAGATGGCATTTTAACACCACGTATTGTAACGCCCGCTTCTCTTATATCTTGTTTCGTATATAAGAATCTGCCAATAGGTATTATAACTACAGCACCTCTTGATATAATAATATTTATTGCTGTTGTAGCATCATCACCATCTTTAACCCCTAATTCTGTTAGTGATATTTCTTGTTTATCTTCTAATACGAATGAAACATCATTCCCAGTTATAACATCATAGCCATTTGCCGTCACGCCAGTGACTACCTCAAACAACGCATTAGCACGCTCCTTAATCATTATTGTGTCACCAACCTTCAAGTCAGTGGCTGCTTGCGCATCTGCTACAGTGTCAAACAGTTTAATATATTCGCCAGCTTTAACGCGTAGATTATTTTTAGCTATTTTTATAGCGTTAGTTGTGTCGTTGTTGTCTGCGTCTGATTCAGATGGAAATAAGAATAAATCGTAAGCGCCATCAATATGCGGCGTAACAATAGCCTCTCCTGCAACTTCAAAAAAACCATCTTGGTTTATTTGTATCTTAGCAAAAGATACTGTCTTAACTGAGTCTGAATACATTGTTTTAGCTGTTGTTGTATTCGGTTCGTATGCTTTAAGCCACCATAATTTATGATCAGTATAGCTTGGAGCTGTAAATGCGATTGGGGGTAGTGCCATTATTTTGTTCTCTCTATTTCGTTAAGATATTGGCGCATTGCCTTTATTGCTTGTGTTTCGTCTGTTCGTTTTGCTTTTCTGATAACATTCCCTAATGTCTTAACAGCGTCAAAACTGTTCGTAGGAATGTCTTTAATTGCTGCTGCTGTTGCGCTTTCGCTTACACCTTGCAATGATGTTGTCGCGTTAGCGCCAAGTCTTTTATCTAAGTTTATCGCAAAGATAGCCTGTTTAATCGGGTCGTTATCAAATTTTCCACCGAATATTTTAACTGTTTCATCTAAATTTTTTAACGCTTTAACCATATCGCCTGCGTTGTTATAATTCGATAACACTTTTCTTAATTGTAAGCCTGCATTATCAGCGTTTACGCCTTCCCAGTTGATACGCGCGTTTTTAGGCATAACTTCATTAAATGCCTCAAGCGGCTTAATTGCTGTTGCAAATTCATCGTTAGCAGCTTTGTATTCTGGCGATACTTTACGCAATGATTCATTTATATCTCTGCGTAGATCGTTAAGCATCAACTCTGCTTTCTTAACTAATCCGCCTTGATCTCGTTTGTTTTTCGCTATCTCGATCTGTGTTGGTAATTGTTGCTTAATCGCATGAAGATTAAAACCGTCGATGTTATCAACTTGGTTCGTTAAGCGTCTCATGTAGTTTCGGATCAAGTCTTCTGATGCTTTAGATCCGTTAAAGCTAGAATTTCTAAAATCCAACTTCATGTAATCGCTAGGTTTTGTTATTGGTTTCCCACCATTAAAAACAACGCCTTCATCAGCCAAGCCATTAATGAATTTATCAACAGCATTTTCAAAAGGAACTTTAACACCTCTTAAATTCCTTGCCGCCTCACCAACTTTTTTTCCTGCTTGCTGCTTTTTATCTAGCAAGAATTTAACACGGTCATTTAATGCCTTGCCAGCCATCATTATTGGCCTGTTGCCGATTTTAGAGAAGTTGCTTTTTAGTCCTTCCTCGTAAGCATCAAGCATTTTGCGCATGACTCTAATGTCTTGCTTACTTCCAACTGCAACATCATTTAGAGCGGCTATATCCCACTGCTGTTTAACAACATCATCGAATGATTTTACTTTTTCAATTTGCGGTAGTTTTTCAGCGAATGCTTGCGCAAATTCTGGATCTGTTTCTAGCTTGTGCGATAATAACTCAACCTCTGCTTTCGTTGGCTGTTGCCATTTATCCCTGTTCGCTAATTTATATTTAGACACCTGATCGTTAAAAGATAGGTCAGTTATTGGCTTGTTTTGTGTTAATGCTTCAACAACTTGCAGTTTATTTTCTGCCTCTTTTAATGCTTTTTTATGTAAGTCTGCTTTTACCATTTTAACCGGTAAAATTAACGATGCTATTTCGGGCGATGCCTTAACTATCGTTGCTAATACTGGACTACCTGTTTTTTCAAACGTTTTATCTGCTGCAACATCAATTAAACCGCGTTCGCTGATGTCTTTTACCGTGTTGACAGCGTCATTTATTGAATTGCCTGCCAAAAGCTCGGCTATGCCACCCCAGCCTGCTGGAATCATGTTTAACTTGTGCAAAACGCCAGCAACCTGCTCACCTATTAGTTTTCCCTCTTTTGTTTTTGGCGACGATACGTCAGAAATAGCTTTGATTGTTTCTTGCCCATCTTTGATTGCTTCATCAGCCCCAAAAAAAGGCGCTTCAGCCAACACTTGAGCGCCACCGACACCTAACCCTATTAGATTGTTAGCCATTTGGCCGACAACTTCAGCGATTCCGATTGGTATATCAGACAAGCCAAATCGCGGCACAGATTCAAGTATCTGTTGCTCTTTAGTTTTTTGGTTTTGTTGCTGATTAATTGTTGGTTTAGTTAACTGCTCTTTAGATTGCGCGTTTTCTGTCGCATTAGACTGCGAAGATCCTTGAGCGCTAATCGGGTGTGATTGTTTAGCCAAATATTCCTTTACTTTAGCTTGCATAACTTCTGGCGGCGTATTATCAGGAAATTCTAATTGTGTGCCGTCTGGCAACTGTGCAATTATCGTCATTGTATAATATTCCCGTTAGCGTCAAACTTAATAATATTTTGCTTTTGCTCGCTTTGCTGTTGGTTGCTAATGATTTCGTCAGCTTTTGATAATTCCAAGTAATCTGCAAGCGTATGTTTGCCACTACCTAAAAATTGCGCTTGCTCTTTTAGTTTTGCTACTACTTTTTGTTGAGCTAGTTTTTTAGCTTTAATCCATTTTTTTAAATCTTCTGGCTCTAACGTGTTTGGCAGTGCTGAAGACAATGCAAAGTCTAATTCTTTCTCTGATAACGCGCCAAATGTTGTGTTACCAATTACATTTAGCCCAGCCCTTTTTATGACGTTGTCTAATCGTTTTGATGCAGATCTAAAACTTGGCATCATGGCGTAAACTGTACCAGTATTCGCACCATTCTCAAGCTCTGACAATGCTTCATCATACAAACTAATAGTTTGTTCTGCTGGGTTAATCTTGTCGTAAATTTCTTTAGCAACTGCAACAGCTTTTTCAACGGCTTTGTCTTTTCTTGTTATTTCTGACTTGCCGCTTTGTTTAGCTTGTTCAATCGTCTTTTGGCTTTCTGCAACGCTTTCAGTTAGTCTTACATCTTCTGCAATGCGTTCTTCTTTCGTTATTGTTCCTGCTTTTGGTTTTATACCCAAGAAAATAGCCGCTTCTTGAGCTTTAAGCGTTTTCATTTCTGGGTCAGCTTCAAGTGCAGCAAGTGCCCTTTCGCGCTCAAGTTCACTTACTGATTTTCCACCTTTACCTGCAAGCATTGTGTAATCGGTAGCATCTTCTTGGATTGTTTTCGCCAATTCATCGTCTGGCATATTTGCAAGCATCAAAAACGGCGTTGGATCTCCACCATTTTGCTGTATAAATTCTGCTGTTTTTACTGCATTCTGGCGAATGAAATCAGGATTGTTTAAATGATTTTGTGCATTTACTGCAAACTGCCCTACAGCGTGAAATAATTGTTCTTGCTGTTTTGCAACTTGACTTGTTGGGTCTGCAATTTGATTGGCTTGTGCTATGCCCGCTTTAGATTGCGCTTGAGCTAACGCAATGCGATCGTCTAATGTCGCTTGTTCTAGTTTTGTTTGCGCTTGACGCTGTTTCAATAGCTCCAAGTTCTGTAAATCTAAAACGCTGTTGCTAAACGATTTAGCTAGATCGGCTGTTTGTGTTGCTAGTGATATTCTTGGATCAATCATTAGTTAGTGCCCCAAAAGTTAAATGGTGATTGGTAACTACCTGCACTCGTATTTATTCCTGTTGGCATCTGTGAAACATTGAGTTGACCTGTGCTAAAACTTCCGCCAGTCGGCTGGGTCGAACCACCGAACAGTCCGCCAATGTAATCACCAATAGCACCAAAACCACCAGCTTGGCCAACAGCAGTGTCAATTAGTTGTGATGTACTTTGTAGCGCGCTTTGTTTTGCGTTGTTAGCGCCAACAATTCCTGCCGCTTGCGCAGCTGCGCCAGTTGTCCTAAAGTTTTCAGCATTAAGGATAGTATTTGCCAACATTTGCGAACCGTTTTGCCCGATGCTCAACAAGTTATTAATATCTTGTCGTTGTGCGGCTATTAAAGGTGATGCAGCAAGTAACGAGTTGTTTGTTAGTTGTTGTAAAGTGTCGCCTGCTGTTAATCGGCCTCTTGCGGCTGAAATTTTATTTGTTTGCTGATTGAGATTATCTAAACCCATCTGAAATAATGGGTTGTTTTGTAAAAATTGAAATTGTGCTTGTGGGTCGCCAAGAAAACCAGATAACTCAACACCGCGTTCACCTAGACCTATGTATGGATTAAATAAACGCTCGCCTGTTGATGTTAGATTGTTTGCTGCGTTGTTGGCCGCTTGTTGCTGTACTTTTGCCGCTGATCTTGATGCGGCTGCTGCTTTATTCCCTGCAATATTCCCTTCTAGTGCGCCACCTAATGCGCTACCGATAGCCCCGCCAATAGGGCCACCACCGAAAACAGTCCCTACAACTCCACCTATTGCTGATAATAAGCCCATTATGACACCTCTGTTCCAGACAGATAATAATTAATAGTATCTGTCGTGTATTTGTTAATCTTAATTTTATCACCTGCGTTTAATTTAGCCAACTTTAGTGTATCAATATACAGTGTTTTACCGTTCCCGCCTGCAATGTTTCCGCTAGATAGTAATAAATCACCTAAATTTGTTGAGATGATTATGTCAACTTTTTGAATATTACTGGTTGTGTTAGTTAGAATCAAATTTACATTCGCAATCGCTCCAGTCGGCACTGTATAGTTTAATGTTGTTTCGCCATTTGATGATATTGTACCGCGATCTAAAACTTTTTCTGTACGCATTAGAAATCCTCAAGCCATGATATGCTGACTGTTGATATTGAGCTTGTACCGCTAGTTAAATACGCTGTTATTGCGTAAGTTTTGTTTGGTTTTAGTATCTTTACGAATTCTGACGCATCGATGTTCAACGGTGATTCTTTTGTTACAGACAAGCAAGCCAAAACACCACCGCTGATAACATCAACTTGAGATTTTGCTATTTCCATTGTTGAATTCGCTGAATGATCTACAAATTGCGGATCTGCTGAAAACACTGGATTTTCGTATAACTTAAATACTGCTATTTTTGACGATTCTGTACTCAAGCTAATGTTTTTTAGAGTCGCGTTAATTCTGTTTACTAACGAGTTAAAAACTAATTTATTTCTGAAGCATATTACTGTTTTTTCTGTTGTATCAATTAATGGCTGTGAATAATCTGCTTTAGCTGTTGCGTCATAACTTACTGCGCCTTCAATAAATATAGTTGCAGACGCGCCTTTAATTGTTAGGTTTGTTGTGTTGCCACTATTTCGCACTGCCCAGCCACACCTAAACGCTGGTCTTTCAACTTTTGGCGTTGTTGCCGTGTTGATGTATTTGTCTATGTGAACAAGTTCAAATTTGCTTGTGGATGGGTCGTATACATAGAAAAGCGTATCGCCATAACCCAAATATGAAAATTGAATCATGTAAACGTTGCCCATCTGTGGGTTAATTTGTATATCTGGCTTAACGTTCCAATCTGCTTGATTTACCCATGTTTCTACAGCTGGCGTTCCGCTTTGAATTTCTGTAAAAACGCCTGTAGCTGTTGCGCTTGTAAAACTAAACACTCCCGCTCCCTGTGTTGGCAGTTTTGCGGCACAATAAACACTATTGGCGTTCGACGAAAAGTTATAAAACAAGTTATTAGATTGTAGATAGGTTGCTATTTCCCATGCAGTATGACTAACATCACCTGCCGTCAATGGTATAGTATAAGACACGTCATCTATCACAACAGTTGCGTTTTCGGTTGTTGTCGCTGATGCAGTTATATCTAATCTCTGTATCTCTAATTTACCATTTTTGCCAACGCCTATTCCAAAATCAGTTCCGTTATAACCAAAGCCTATTAAAGAGTCAGAACTGGTAAATCCTGCGATCTGTGTGCTTTGCGCTTGAGGCGTATCGAATACGCTTGAAATCATACAACCCAAGCCTTGACCCGCTCTATATGAAACAATCGCATCTGTAGCAATGCTTGAAATGCCTGTTGATGTTGCGCCAGTTGACGCTTCAAAATTGCCTGTATTGGTAGTTGTTGAGCCGCCTAGTGTCGCGGTGAATGTGTCGTCTAGTATCCCATAGGTTGCAGTTATCTGCGCTATATGATTGCGATTAGCTGTTAATAGCTCGCCATAAGCTGATTTTGAATTTTTCTCTGGCGTTTCGATGTTAGGTATAATGTAGCTCATTAGATCATGTACCAAGTGTCAGTAACAATTGAGTAATAGCATTCTATTAAAGGTTGCCCGACAACATCAGCAAAGTTTATAGTTATTTCGGGTTGTCCATCGATTAGCTTTGTTGATGATATTGTTACGTTGCCGTTTGTTATTTTAACTTTGACTCGCTCACCATCGTTTGGCGTGTCGTTTAATATTATTGTAACGCTATCGGTACAAATTATAATGCTATCTGTGTATGTTGTGTAATCTGTAGAAGTTACTATTACTTCTGTTTGTTTGATTGTGTTTTTTTGTAATAGATCATCAAATTCTAATAACCCGTTAACGTCTGAAATATCGTCAGATGCACCACCTGTTCTTTGCCATAATTGAAACAAATTAAAATTGAATTGCTCTAACGTTCTGGCTAAAGGCTCATTAGTTAGAATTTCTTTAGGCAACCTTATGTGTGGTGGCGGATTAACTCTTGCCATTATCTGCGACTCCCAGCCGATTTAACGTCAATTGTCGCATTGTATAACGAGAATTGAACAGAATCATTAACTGTCAATTTGAATATTAAATCATTGAATGAAATCTTTTTCCAAAATTCAACGCGCTTTGTGTATTCGCCTAGTCTGCCAAGTTCGAGCCATGCGCCATGCGCAAAAGTTCTCCCGCCATCAATTGAGTATTCAACTAGCATTCGTGGATCTGAACCTTGACCGTTAATTAAGCCATTCCCGACATCGCAAAGAAATTCGGCTCTTAACATTTTTAGACGCTTATTACCAAGTTGAAACATTCTGCCGCTTGCGCTAGACGTTATGCGCTGCTTAGGCATTTGTTTGCCGTTATTATCATAAGCCAACGTTGTTAAATGCAGTAATTTGCCACCACTAGCAACTAACTGCTTGTTATATGCTGTTATTGCTGATGTTGCGTTATAAGCTGTATCTAGTTCGTCAGCAAGCTCAAACCAGCCAGCTTTGCCTAGCTTTTCATTAACTGCAAATGTTACATTTTCAGACGGAAATGCTAAGATATAAAAATCATTATCGTTTATTGTTACTGTATAGCCTATTGCGTCATCGATAACGCTCATGTTTTGGATTTGATAAGCAAGCGAATCATCACTGAGCCGTTCTTCTTGCCTTGATTGTGTTCTGTATACATTGAAATCATCACCTAACCAGTAAATTGCGCTATCTGTTCGAGCTAACGAATGTTTTGCTAGCAATCCGACAGAAAACATTGCACCCTCGATTCTGTCGATGGGCGGTGATCCTACACCCGAATTATACCATAATTCAGTTGTTCTTTTCCCGAATCTGTAAATTGTCTGATTGAATTGGAAATCTCTAACCATTTCATCTGGATTTGATTCTGCGCCTATTGCATTTAACCCATTAACGCTGAACGGGTCGCCTGCATCAGCAACGAACGTTAAATCTTTAGTTGTATATAATACTTGATAATTAATAATGTCGGCAGATATTACGCTGTTTAGGTTGGAATTAGTGTTCTGCTGCAATGTATTAGCCGATTTAGTGTAGATATAAACAGAACCGCCAGTAACAATTACTAGATTATCTCCATCATCTGTAAATATGCAGCGATCTGTATTCGGTATTGTTCCGATTGATGTATGTGTTCCGTATTTGTTGACACTGTAAAGTGTGTTATCAATAACGCGATAAAGCACCTCGTTCATTCTGTGCATTCCGCGATCTAGCAATCCTGTAACTTCGCCGATAAGTTTTTGCCCTGCCCAAGAATGCAGAACGAAATTGTCTTTCCCTGCCTCGTCGTAATCGGGATAAAGGTTAATTGTTCTTTGACTTGATAACGGTCTGCTTTGTTTGCTGTGCGAGCCGCCAACAACATTAAACGGAACTGTTTTATATGCCATTTTATACCACGCTGTTATTAATCATTCTTGGCGCTACGCCATAACGCAACGCTTTATTTGCTCTGTTTGCGCCCTTAATTGCTGATATAAATTTTTGGAAATACTTTACCGCTTGCTCGTCTTCTTCTGACCATAAAAAAAGCTGGTGGAGCGAACCATATATGTAAATTGTCGGGAAATTGGTCAATACTTCGTTAGTCGGGTTTGTATCAGATAACGGAGCTGGTCGCTTGTAATACTGCATTTCTATTGTGTAAGCGGGATTTGGCGTTAAATCAAACTGCAATTCATTGCCGATGATGCTATAAGCAATTGGCCGCCCAGTGCTGTTTGTTCGCGTTAATTGTTCTGGCGTTCTGAATTCTAGCTCTCTAACAAATGGCGACACAATGCGAACACTGCGCAATTTCTCTATGTTATCAGGCAAAGCGATGCGATCACTTGAAGCAGTTACCGCTGTACTTATGGTTTCCATCAGCGACAACTTTAAGATCGCTTGTTCGTTGTTATACATTTCTGTTTCTGCAAGCGCAATAAAATCAGGAATAATCTCTCGAGCGTCTGGATTAGTCGCCCATGATTCGATTGATTTTTTAAGCTCGCTATACGTTGATAACGCCATTATATGCGCCCTCGCTTAGTTCTTAATGCGCTAAATTCTGAATTATTAATCTTGCTGATCAAATACGATTTATTTTCAGGAGCTAGAGGATTACAATTTTTATAACCCTTTGCTCTCATTTCGTCAGCCCACTGTTCAATCACAATTAACGGAATTCTGGCAACGTGGTGCATGTCGCCTTTCCAGTTGTCAGGCTTTGCGTTAATGTCGATCTTATTCGCTTTGATAATGTCGCTAACGTCTTGACTGCGCTCAATAGCAAACTTACCCGTTAGCTCGTCTTTTTTGAATTTTTCAACAACACCTGTATCTGCATCAGCGCTAATAATTCGCTCAATCATTTAACAACCTTTAAACTTTTAAAGTGATCAAATTCAGCTTGTGATAACTTTGCTTTTTCGCCAACAGAATACAATTGACCTTTGCTATCTTTAAATCTTCGACATACGACACAATCAACTAATTCTGGTTTTGTTTCTTTTTTGGTTCTGGCCATAACAAACCCTTTAATGATGTTAATAAATAAAGGGGGACAAACCCCCTTATATTAAGCAGTTGTTAAGTCGGCAACAATGCCGCTCGCTTTCTCGTTTCGAGCTTCAAGCGTGTATTCGCTTAATAACAAGACGCGATCTGAGTCGCCATTTTTAGCTAATGGCACTTCAAGCATGTTATCAATGAACGCTACAGCCCATTTATCCATTTCTAGCACTAACATATCGCGCGGACGCATAAAGCGGTTATACACAATGTTTAAAGTGCCGAAATCAGACAAATAAACGTCAACAGAACCACTGACAACTTTATCGGTAGCTGTTACAACACGTTGCGCAACTCCGCCTGTGCCGTTGTTAATGATTGCAGATAACGCTTGTTTGTTAAATGCGCCAGTCATGATCGTGTCAGGTTCGCCGCCTTCTTCTGCACACTTGGCAATAACATCATTTAAGAATGAAATATCAAATGCGCGTTGTGTGCCGTCTGTGCGAGCGTCTGAACCATCACCTGTCG